CTATTAACAATTGAAATCAGCATCGCCAACGCACTGGGACTAATTTAATGAGAGCAAAAGAATTTCATGAAGGAACTCGCTGTTGGAAAGGCTATAAACGTAAAGGCTTTAAAACAATGTTTGGCAAACGTGTTCCTAACTGTGTCAAACGTGAAGACAGATATCTTGTAGTAGATAAATTTAATGAACCAGTAAAACTTTTTGATAACGAAGATGATGCTGTTGCATACTTTCACGAAAACTTTTCACTTTTAAATTCTTGTGCGTATCATGATAATGTACAAGAAGGAAGTCACTCAGGTCTACGTGCTTGGTTTGGCAAAGGCAAAAAAGGTGGCGCAGGAGGTGGAGGCTGGGATCGTTACAATACCAAAGGTGAAAGAATAGGCAAGTGTGGCGACAGAAAAAAAGGTGAAGGCAAACCTAAGTGCCTGTCCAAATCAAGAGCGGCATCCTTAAGAGCAAGTGGCGGCAAGAAAGCAATAGCAAACGCCGTTAGAAGAAAACGCAAAAAGGATAAAAATCCTAGTCGTAAAGGCAAAGCAATCAACGTTGCCAGTCGAGCAAAAAAGTAATAATAAGTAGCTATAATGGCTTACTTGAATCATAACCTTCCACCTTTTACTTGTCTAATAAGAGATGAATACATGTATGATCATCAAAAAGGGCACGGAGATTTTTCAGTAGCCGAAGTTCATTCAGTAGCATCAATGGAACACAAAGTTCCGTTGTTTGAAGCATTAATGGAAAACGGAGTCAACTGGACACGTAGACCTATCATGGCATTTTGTTGGAAAGAAGATGCTCCGATACATCCAATTGAAATGCATCAATATTGGAATTGTTTTTCCCCTTACATTGATGTAAATGTGCGACACAGATTAGCAAGACGCAGAGCAGAACTAATTGATTTGCATGGCGGTAGACATTGGGGAGAATACATGTTCACCCTAGACTGGTCATGGGAAAATCATGCTGGCAATACAGACTGTAACTTTGCCGAAGATCCAGAACATAAATGCGGACACACATTTAAGATGGACGATGGGAATTTTTTCATATATCCTAATAACAGAATTGTATGGACTGATGATGCATACATCACAGAAAGACTAACACGCAATCCTGGTTACAAAATTGACCAAACAGTGTACACGGTTGAAAACAAAAGGACTGGCGGCACTTCCGATGACTACATGACAGAGTTTGGTTCTAAAGGAGCCACATACAAGGATGGCAGTAGATTCAATAAATATGACAAAGACAATTCGGACGCGATGTATGGTGAAGATTAAAGAATTTGTACAGATATCAAAACAGTTGGATAAGCCTATATCCCCTGGCAGTCGTGGTTTGAAGAAAAACAAAGAAGGCTCTGTAAGATATTTCAGTGCCGGAATGAAAAAACAAACTAAAAAATAATGACAAGTTTTCTTTCTGTGTGTGACATCCTAGGTTACTCTGGCAAGTCTTACAGTGAACATTCCGTTTTGTATGAATTTAACAGTGCAGGATTTAGAGATACTGAATTTGAAAAAGATGGCATACTTTTCTTTGGTTGTTCATACGGGTTTGGGGTAGGTGTTAATACTGTTGATCGTTACACCAATATACTAGAAACAAAGTTAAACATAAGATGTAATAATTTATGCATTCCTGGATCTGGTTCAGATACAACTGCAAGAATTTTGCCTTATTGGATTGAAAAATTACAACCAAAAATTGTTGTAAATCATTTCATGTTTCCGATTAGACGTGAAATATCAAATGGCAATCAAGCACCCACACTATGGCTTCCGAGTATGGATTTACCAAAAACCAAAATACAAGAATTCATTGATGAAGATTATGTGTATGCTAAAACAGTAACAAATATTCACAGTATAAAAAATTGTTGCAAAAACAATTCTGTTAGGTATGTAGAGTATTCAAAAAACTTAAATGATTTTAACGCAAATGATTCTAAGCACCCAGGACCTGAATCACACAAACAAATAGCAAATGAAATATTTGATATGATTGAAAATAATCGAGTGTTACAATTTACAAACACTGATGATTATGCAAACAAACATATCTATAGACAAACTTAAAAATTTACTGTATAATTAATTTTTCAAAGGAGAATAACCATGGCAATAGCAAATTTTAGTTCTGATGATCAAGCCAAGATCAAACAGATCATACAACAAGGAACAAACGTAAAACAAGAAGTACAAGACCTCAATGAAGGATTGCGTGACACTGTAAAAGCAGTAGCACTAGAACTTAATATAAAACCAGCGGTACTAATGAAAGCAATCAACGTAAGATTCAAAGACAGTGCGGCCGCTGAAAGAGAAGATTTTGAAGACTTAGAAGTATTATTAGACATAGCAAGATAAGGAGCATAAATGAAATACATTATTACACTATTAGTTTTTTTATTTGTAACACCTGCATATGCAGAACACAGTATCGACATGTTGAACAAACGTGATGATGGAGCCAAAATGGTTTACTCAGAAGACATTGTGAATGTTGATGTTGCACACACAATAACTTGGTTACCAACTTCCAAAGGACACAATGTTGAATTTGTTGCCGGCCCACCAGGAGCAACATTGCCAAAAAAAAGTAAAATGAATAAAGAGTTCTCACATACATTCGACACCCCAGGCATATACTATTACGTTTGTACACCACATAAGTCTATGGGCATGATCGGACTGGTAGTTGTTGGTGGTGATCTTTCAAACAAAGATTCGATTGCTGGAGCAAAAGCAATGGGCAAGTCAAAAAAGAAGTTAGCAGAATTACTTGACTCTTTATGAAAATAGACACATTACTTAAATGGCTAGCCACTGCAACTCTGATTGTAGGCACAGGCATTAATGCCTTTGGCATATACCCGCTTGGTGCTATCATACTAGCACTAGGAGGTCTCATATGGCTGGCTGTTTCTTGTATGTGGCGTGAACCGTCATTGATTGTTACAAATGCTGTTTTATTCCTTGTAGGCACAGGAGGGATTGTGTTAAACTATATTGTATGAGTTATGTCGACGCACTTTTTGATAGGGAAGCAGACAAGATATCTGTGGTTGAAAGAAGAGATGGCAAAAGATATTTCACAGAATATCCTGCTCGTTATGTGGCTTATTACGATGATCCAAAAGGCAAATACAAAAGTATCTATGGTAATCCTGTAAGTAGGATAGCAACAAAACAGGGCAAAGAATTCAAACGTGAACTTGCATTTCACAAAGATCAAAAGACGTATGAATCAGATGTAAATCCAATTTTCAGATGTCTCGAAGAAAACTATCTTGGAAAAGAGACTCCAAAATTACAATGTGCATTTTTTGATATTGAGGTAGACTTTGATCCTGCTAAAGGGTATGCCAAACCTGCTGATGCATGGTCTCCGATTATTTCTGTAACAGTATACTTGGATTGGTTAGATCAATTGATTACTCTTGCAGTGCCACCAAAGAACTTTCCTAATCCAGAAATTGTTGAACAACAATTTGAAAACACAATGTTATGCCCTGATGAAGCAGACATGTTAGATAAGTTTATTACAATAATAGAAGATGCTGATGTGATATCAGGCTGGAACTCAGAAGGCTTTGATATTCCATATACTGTCCATAGAATTGCCAAAGTGTTAAGCAAAGATGACACAAGACGTTTGTGTTTGTGGAATACATTTCCACGCAAAAGAACGTTTGAACGTTTTGGTAATGAAGAAGTCACATATGATATTATTGGCAGGGTGCATTTAGACTACATGCAACTTTATAGAAAATACACTTATGAAGAAAGACATTCTTACGCATTAGACTTTATATCTAAACATGAACTTGGTGAACAAAAGACGCCTTATGAAGGTACACTTGATCAATTATATAATGAAGACTTTGTAAAATTTATTGAGTATAATAGGCAAGATACAGCACTGCTAGGCAGACTTGATGCAAAACTTAAATTTATTGATCTATCAAATGAACTAGCACACCAAAACACAGTATTGATCCAAACTACAATGGGTGCTGTGGCAGTGACGGAACAAGGTATAATCAACGAAGCACACAGACGTGGTATGGTTGTTCCTGATAGAGTCAGACGCGAACCAGGATCAGATCCGGCGGCAGGTGCTTACGTGGCATATCCTAAGAAAGGATTGCATGATTGGATTGGGTCAATTGATATTAATTCACTGTATCCGAGTGTGATTAGAGCACTTAATATGGGTAATGAAACTATTGTAGGACAACTACGACAGGATCTCACAGAAGAGTTTATTGATGATAAAATGGCAAAGAAAATAAGTTTTGCTGGAGCATGGGAAGGTCAGTTTGGTACATTAGAATACAGTGCCGTGATGCGTAAAGACAGAGCACAAAGTATTACTATCGATTGGGAGAATGGGGAGTCTAATATATTAAGTGCGGCGGAAGTGCATGACTTAATTTATGAGCAAGGCAAACCGTGGTTCCTAAGTGCTAATGGCACAATTTTTACACATGAATTTGCTGGCGTGATTCCAGGATTGTTAGAACGTTGGTATGCAGAGAGAAAAGAGATGCAAGGTAAACTCCAACAAGCAATAGAAGCCGGTAATAAAGTAGAACAAGAGTTTTGGGACAAAAGGCAGTTGGTCAAAAAGATTAACTTAAATTCCTTGTATGGTGCATTGTTAAATCCAGGTTGTAGATTTTTTGATATTAGGATAGGACAATCAACTACATTGACTGGTAGATGTATTACAAAACACATGGCTGCCAAAACAAATGAAATTATTTGCGGCACATATGATTACGTTGGCCCAGCAGTGATTTATGGTGATACTGACTCTGTTTATTTTTCAGCATATACTCCTTTGAAAGAAGAAATTGATGCAGGCAACATTCCATGGTCAGAAGAATCTGTAACACAACTTTATGATTCAGTTGCACAAGAAGTAAACAAATCATTTACAAAATATATGCAAGATGCATTCAACTGTCCATCAACATATGGTAAATTAATCAAAGCAGGTAGAGAAGTTGTAGGTTCAAAAGGTCTATTCATCACAAAGAAAAGATATGCAATTAAGATTTATGATCTAGAAGGAAACAAAATAGACAAAATAAAGGCAATGGGATTAGATCTCAAAAGGTCGGATACTCCAAGTTACATACAAAATTTTTTATCCGATGTCCTTGATAGAGTCTTAACAGGAAAAGAAGAACAAGAAATAATGGAATTTATTGCAGACTTTAGATTAGAGTTCAAAAAGATGCCAGGCTGGGAAAAAGGTTCGCCAAGACGTGTGAACAAACTTACTGAATATCACACACGTGAAAAACGTAAAGGCAAAATTAATATGCCTGGACACGTAAGAGCCGCCATCAATTGGAACACACTCAAAAAGGTTTATAATGATAGATACTCGATGGATATCATTGATGGTCAAAAATGTATCGTGTGTAAACTGAAAGACAACCCTATGGGATATACATCAATTGCATATCCAACAGATGAATTACGTATTCCAGATTGGTTTAAAGAAATGCCGTTTGCTGATGATGAAATGGAATCAACTTTGATAAACAAAAAGTTGGACAACTTAATTGGTGTGTTGGATTGGGATCTCGGAAATTCAGAAGCAGACAACACATTTGATAAATTATTTGGGTAATGGCGTCGCGATATCAAATAAAAGAAGCAGTTAAGATCTTAAAACAAGCAGTTGAAGAAAATTTTGACACATTTAAATCTGCTTTGAAAGAAGATCTTCTTGAATTAGAAAAATACATTTCACATTCTGATGATGCATATAAAGTGCTAAACAGTGATATGGGTAAAAGTCTTCAGATGGGATTCAATGATAAATTTTTTGAAACTATGGAAGTAACACATCATCAAAATGTTTCAAATTTTATAGAAACTTGGGTATTGAAACAAAGTGACTGGAAATATCCTGTGGTGTATTTGTGTCCAACAACTTTAATGTACACTGAAAATGGAATTAAAACAAATTTGTGTTATATTTTATCTAATAGATTTGACATGGGATACATTAATGCATATCTTAAAACCAAAAATGTTATACTGGCAAGACAATACAGACATAAGAAACTAGAAATACATGGTGATATTCCGGACATGGATATACCACACGGGCAGGTGGGGTCTGTGATCTGCTTAGATTATGTACCTTATTTGTCCCTTGAACAAGTGCGGAATCTGTTGGAATCATTCAAAAACATACTCAAACCAGGCGGAAGTGCATTTATCCATTTCAGTGATGCTGATCAAGAGGCTGAATGGAATCATGTGGTTGCAAAAAAACACACATATCTTACACAGTCTTTACTAGAACAAATGGCACATAAATTTGATTTTGAGTGTGAGTTCTATCATATAGAAGATTTTTATTCCTTTGCTTCTATCAAAAAACCAGGTAAACTGGATAGTATTAAAGCAGGGCCAACAAAGATCGAAAAAATTTAGGAGATACAAAATAGTCTATGGATCAACACTTGCTACACTCTGTCACAGTTTCTCTGACTGTTAAGGTAGACATGCAGGATGAGATGCAGAACTTCGTGTCACAGAAGTCGTGGCCGTGTTTAAGTGTGAGTCTTGGTGATCAAGCACGGGAGCATAGATTTTCACAACCGGACGAGGAGTACACGTTCACGATCACGGCCCAACTGAGACGCGGGGGCGAGCATGATCTTTTAGTGCGGTTTACGGACAGGCAAGGTCCACAAGGAGCTATAGAGATCCTATCACTACAGGTGCAGGGTTCTCCTGTGGGTCTACTCATATACAAGTGTAGATACACACCATACGAGACTGGCGAGACTCTTGTTTCACATCTATATCTTGGTTGGCCCGGTGAATGGAGATTGGCAATGCGAGAGCCTATACTAGATTGTGGTGCGGAATTCCAGTCATTGGGGCCTAAGTCGTCCTTCAGTAAATCAAACATTCGATCATTATGGGATCAGAATGCCAACAAACTTCATCTACATGACATGATGGTCAGTGTTAGTGGAGAAGACGCTAGTGCCATGATGATGGACTGGGAGCCTGGTGATCACACACTAATGAAATACGAAAACAACATCCTCAACTCAGAGAAGGCATTAAAAGGCAAACGTGTTTTAGACATCGGTTGTAACCACGGACTGTGGAGTTACATGGCCGCAAGACACGGCGCCAAACACGTAGTAGGAGTGGAACCACGTGGCATGTACGTCAACGGGTTAAATCAGTTTGCAAACCAACATGACCTCCCTATGGAGTTTCATCGTGGTTATGACACAGACATAGATAGATTGGTGCGTGAGCACGACATAGACACTGTTTTGTTGCTACAGGTTGACGAGTTACTCGATTGGGAAAACACGATGTATGGAATACGCAAGAGTAACGTGGAATGGGTGATCATGCAGATGTCCACGGTACCGGACACCTGGATAGATCTGAACAGTCCAGTATTTGACTTTGCGAAGCCAGGTGGTTGGATGCCAATAGGTTTCACACTGCACTACGAAGAGCAAAATGATTCTCTACGTTCAGGCATAAATCCATTGTACCGAGACCAAGCGGATCCGGAGACTGGTTTTCAACATGTTGATCCAGATGGTAATTTCGATATAGATCACAGTACTGTGTTTAATAGGAAGAAGAGCCGCCAGTACGCTAGAAAATTTATTGACAACGTGGGATTTAGTGTTGAGAGATCCACGATTCAAGACACTCCTGCAAAAGACACCAAGCAACGAACTTGGACCAATTGTTTGTCCCAGTGGTATCTACTGAGAAACAAAAAATAAACAATAGAAAAATTGGCAATTAGAGTTTGACTTTAGACCTAATTACTCTTATAATAGTTTTATATAGGAGATACACATATGAAGGATATATTACAAGACATTGTTAAGCACACACATTCATTAGGATTTATTGACCTTGTGAAGATTGTGGGCGATGATGCAAAAACAGAAATGGATGCAATGGCTGAGGACAGATCAGTTGTTGTGAAAGCAGAGTTTAACAAACCTGTTGCAGAGATGAAAGGTACATTTGGTATGCCTAACTTAGGTAAGTTAGATATTATACTTAAATGTCCTGAATACAAAGACAAAGCAGAAATTACTGTGAACACACAAGATCGCAATGGTGACACAGTGCCAACAGGTTTACATTTTGAAAATGCAAACAAAGATTTCAAAAATGATTATAGATTTATGAATTCGGAGATTGTAAATGAAAAACTTAAATCTGTAAAGTTTAGAGGTGTAAATTGGCACGTCACAATGAAGCCAACTATGCCAGCGGTGCAAAGGTTAAACTTTCAAGCACAAGCAAACTCAGAAGAGCAAGTGTTTACTGTGATTACAGAAGATGGAAACTTGAAGTTTAAATTTGGAGATGCTTCTTCACACGCAGGAGAGTTTGTGTTTGAAGCAGGCATTACTGGAGAGTTGGCAAAGTCATGGGCCTGGCCTGTGGCACAAGTTACACAAATATTAAAATTAATTGAAACTGCTGATGCTGAAATGAGTTTTTCAGATGATGGTGCATTACAGATCAAACTAGATTCTGGCATTGGCAAATATCAATACATACTTCCAGCACAAAGTAAGTAATATGAGATTAAACCTTACCGAAGAGCAAAAGGATTTCGCTCATTTCCTTCCTGCTACAAGTGGGTTTTACGCTACTTTCATTGGGAAACAGATGCATACCGATTACGTCGATCCTTCACGTATCCCCACAAACTTTAAACATGGTGTTGAGAGTTTGAACTATCTGAATCCCAATGAAGGCCAATTCCAATACAAATGGTGTTTATATTCAGCAGGTCACGCCGATTTGGATCTATCCAAAGATTCTCCCAAAGAAGATATGTTTAGAAAACGTGACAGATCAACATCATGGGTGTTAGGTGATTCGGGTGGCTTCCAAATAGGCAAAGGTAAATGGGAAGGTGATTGGAAAGATCCTTCATGTCCTAAAGCACAAAAGAAACGTGAACTTGTGCTTAACTGGATGGACGAGATGATGGATTATGGAATGATCTTAGATATCCCAGCCTGGGTAGCACGTTCTCCGGAAGGAGCAAAGGCATCAGGTGTAGGCAGTTATGAAGAAGCACTAAAGGCCACGGATATAAACAATGAGTACTTCATGAAGCACAGAACAGGTGCTTGTAAGTTTTTAAATGTTTTACAAGGTGAAAATCATGCTGATGCTGATGCTTGGTATGAACATATGAAACATTATTCTGATCCTAAGCAACATCCAGGCAACCATTTAAATGGTTGGTCAATGGGTGGACAAAATATGTGTGATGTTCACCTAGTGTTAAAAAGATTAGTTGCATTACGTTTTGATGGATTACTGGAAAAGGGTGTACATGATGTTATGCATTTTCTTGGCACATCAAAATTAGAGTGGGCAACACTACTAACCGACATACAAAGAGCAGTACGCAAATATCACAATGAAAACTTTATGGTTACATTTGATTGTGCATCTCCTTTCCTTGCCACTGCAAACGGACAAATTTATTGTGAACTAGAAACAGAAGACAGAACTAAATGGGTATACAGAATGGTTCCTAGTATAGATGATAAAAAGTTATCCACAGATACTACCAAATTTAGTGAAGCATTTATACGTGAAGGTAAACATTCAAGTTTCTTAGATTCGCCTATCACAGACGGTTTAAAAGCAAAGGATATATGCATATATGGACCAGGTGACTTGAACAAAGTTGGTAAAGAAGGCAAAACATCTTGGGATTCTTTTTCATATGCAGTCATGATGGGCCATAATGTTTGGATGCATATCAACGCAGTGCAAGAAGCAAATCGTCAGTATGACAACGGCATTATTCCGGATATGTTGGTAAATGAAACTTTTGATAGAATAATGTTCCGCGACATTGTTGAAGCCATCTTTGCAACGGATGACAGAAGTATTGCAGATGCTATAATAAAAGAGTATTCAAAGTATTGGATGAGTATAATAGGCACAAGAGGAGCAACAGGTAAAAAAACAGTGAATGCATCAACACAATTTGGAAACTTATTTGAGGAAGTATAATGACAGAATTTACACAAGGCATACAAGGAGCAGTAAAACAACTTATAAGAACATCAAGTGTAGCACTGGCCTTGATATACACATTTGGTCACATATGCATAGCAATGATTGTTGTTAGCACAATGACCGGAGCAAGTATATGGGAGGCAGGTGCTGTTGCATTAGTAGAACCTTCCATTAATGGATTATGGTTTTATGTGTTGCACTCAGCATGGAAGAAAGCAAAAGGTTATTGATGACGTCAGCAAAAATTTTAAATTTTAAACAAGAGTTAAAAAAATTAAAGAAAACTGTCAAACAACTCGAAGCACAAAGAGAACTAAACAGATCATGGGATCACAAAGAAATATTACTAGATGCTAAAAAGAAAAAATTACAGATGAAACAACTTTTAGATGAACTTGAAGAAATGCGAGGCTCAGATACGTCTGATGAAAGTTTGAACAAATGGATAGATGAGAAGTTTGACAATGATGAAACGTGATTACTCAACAGGTGTAACAGATAACGCAGAATTCTTTGTAGGCACAGAAGTTGAAAAAACGCCTACACAAGGAATGAAGACATTGTTTGTTGTTAGACACCAAGAAGATGAAGATATTGAAAAGTATGCAAGGGAAAATAATTGTACACACATTTATCTTGGAGCCAATCATTGTTTCAAATATTTTGATGCACTTGATAAAGAAATGTTAATGCCAACAATAAAAAAACTATTGCAGAATTATCATGTCACACTTGATGTTCCTGGCAACGCAGACTTAAAAGAAATAACAAATTTTCTATCCAATCCAAAATTTTCAATAGTATATGCAGTGCCTGTAGAAAATATTATGGAAATGAAAGGCAATGTTATTTTTAAGATTGATGATAAAGACTTTAAAGCAACAAATCCAGGAGTATGGTGTTGGTCGGTACGTGACCTTATAAAAGAAGAACATTTTACTGATTGGAATGAATATGGAGATGATGAAATACTATGAACACAATATGGGTAACATTCCGCAAAGAAGGTATTCACAAATATCCTGCGGCACTAACAGATCCTAAACTTGCAACTGGTGATGAATATGATGTATCATTTTTAGGATATCCTCATAGGCATATATTCCATTTCAAAGTATGGATAGAAGTATTTCATGATGACAGAGATATAGAGTTTATACAGTTTAAAAGATGGTTAGAAAATTTATACTCTAATGACATACTAGAACTAGATTATAAGAGTTGTGAAATGATCGGTGAAGATCTTGCAGAAAAAATTAAAGCAACATATCCAGGCAGATACATTAAAATATCTGTAAGTGAGGATGGAGAGAATGGTGCTGATATGGAATTTCCTTTCGAGGAGACTATGAATTGAGTAATCCTGGACCATATCGATACAAGACAAAAGTTGTAATATCAAGTGTCGATGCCAGTGAAAGAAATTCTTATTATGATGTAGAAGGTGGTGCGTTAAACAGTGGATACAAGGACTTTGATGTTGGTTGTATCGTAAGCAATGATTTAGGACTTAAAGGTTGGACATATGGTAAAGATTTTTATTTTGAAGATGCAGGACTTGATTGTGTTGTATTTTCATGCAATGATACAAAAATTAAAAGTTATCTTACTTTACGTTTTAAATGTATTGATGAAACAGAAAGTTTATATGTATGAGAATTAAATCTGAAATCAAGTTGAATTTTGATGATGTGTTGTTGCAACCTAAAAGATCAACACTTACATCACGTGCAGATGTGAAAATGACCAGAACATTTGATTTTATAAACTCTGGTAAACAATTAGAATTTTGTCCTATATTTGCAAGTAACATGGACGGTGTCGGCACATTTTCTATGGCAAAAGTTTTACAGGAATACAAAATGATGACTGTTATTACAAAGTCAACCACAGTTGATCAATGGAAACAAGCGGCAGGCACTGGACTTAGATTACAGTCTGTTTCTGTGTGTACTGGCACAAATGTTATGTGGGATCCAGATGCACCCGATTATAAAACAATGACTGAGGTATTGCAAAGTTTTCCAGACGTTAAATTTATTACAATCGATGTTGCAAATGCTTATCATCAAAAATTTATAGACTTCGTAAAACGTATTCGCGAAGAATATCCAGATAAAATTATAATTGCCGGTAATGTTGTGTCACCAGAAATGACTGAAGAACTTATATTAAATGGTGCTGATATTGTTAAAATAGGAATCGGACCTGGCTCAGTGTGTACAACAAGGACAATGACCGGAGTTGGTGTACCCCAGTTTTCAGCAATATGTGAATGTTCAGATGCGGCTAATGGTGTTGACGGACATATAATGGCTGATGGTGGTTGCGTATTTCCAGGAGATATTTCTAAAGCATTGGGCGGTGGTGCTCATATGGTAATGATAGGTGGCATGTTGGCAGGACATGACGAGTCCGAACAGGAGGTAGTAGATGGCAAGGTAGAATTTTATGGCATGAGTTCAGATCGTGCTAGGGAAGTGCATGGCAAAAGAAAAGATGGTTATAGGGGTAATGAAGGCAGACTAATATCATTACCATACAGAGGACCTGTAAAAGAAACCGTGGAAGACATACTTGGTGGGGTAAGATCATCAGCAACATATATTGGTGCAAGAAGGTTGAAAGATATGCCAAAATGTGCTACCTTTGTAAAGACACACAATGTACAAAACAGAGTTTACGAACAATACACAAAATGATTTTCATAGTTGACATAGAAGCAGTAGAAACAAGATACACGGCACAGTGGAAAAAGTATTTGCCAAGACAATTAGGTAGACATACTAATCAATCTGTGATGACTATATCAGGAGGCAACACTCCACAAGCAACAACACCAGGAGCATTTTTAAACTTTGGTGGTACCAATGTATACAAATCTAAACAACTTGAACAAATTGGTCAGATGTTTTGTGATGGTGAAATTAAAAATGGAGATTATTTCCTGTATACAGATGCATGGAATCCAACAGTTATTCAACTGAGATACATGGCCGAACTGTTAGGTGTTAAAATTAAAATAGGTGGTATGTGGCACGCAGGGTCATATGATCCAGCAGACTTTCTGGGTAGACTTATAGGCGATAAGCCATGGGTAAGAAATGCTGAACGTTCAATGTATGATTGTTATGATGACAACTTTTTTGCAACAGACTTTCATATTAATATGTTTGCAAATACATTAGACTTAACAACAGACAAAGTTACAAGAACAGGCTGGCCTATGGAGTACATGGATCAAGAATTAGAAGCATTCAAAGATATGCCTAAAAAAGATATCATATTATTCCCTCACAGAATTGCTCCTGAGAAACAACCAGAAATATTTTATGATCTAAAAGATGCATTGCCACAATATGAATTTGTGGTTGCACAAGAAGAAACAAGATCAAAAGATGATTATCATAACTTGTTGGCAGAATCTAAATTACTATTTTCTGCAAATTTGCAAGAAACACTTGGGATATCTGGATTTGAAGGTTTACTGCTAGATGTTATTCCAATGGTTCCTGATAGATTAAGTTATACTGAAATGTTCAATGATTTTAAATATCCTGCAGAATGGACTAGCAGTATGAAAGATTATTTGGTACACAAAGATAAAATTCTAAATACAATCTGTGATTACATGGACAATTATGATTCGTATATAATAAAGATGCAACATCAAAAACAATCTCTTAAGAAAAATTTTTTCCATGGAAATAACTTGTACAAAACAATCAACGAAAGTATACTAAAAACATGACTGAGGTTTTCTTAATATCTAAAAGAATAAGACAACGATTACAAAAAGCAGGCAAAAGATTTTGGGCCGGTGATAATATAAGTGAGTTCATACACGAGGGCGAAAAAGAAATGCTGATAAATGAACTTACACATCAGTTTCAAAAGGTGTTAGAAGGGTTAGTCATTGACGTGGAAAATGATCCAAATAGTAACGGGACTGCAAAAAGATTATCAAAGATGTATATTAACGAATTAATGAGCGGTAGGTATGATCCAATGCCGCCTGCAACTGCATTTCCAAATGATTCAACAACTGCATACAAAGGTTTGTTGACTGTGAGATCAGAGATAGTAAGTATGTGTTCACATCATCATCAACCAGTGAAGGGTGTAGCATACATTGGTATTATTGCTGGAGATACATTAATAGGTTTAAGCAAATATACAAGGATAGCACAATGGTGTGCAAAACGTGGAACACTGCAAGAAGAACTTGCAATGGATATATGTAGAGAAATAATGAAAGCAACCAACTCCGAGAATGTTGGTGTTTATGTTCAAGCAACTCACGGTTGTGTTGAACACAGAGGAATTGAAGCACATTCAAGTTTGACACAGACCACTGTGTTAGAAGGTGCGTTTGCAACTGATCCAGCAACAAAGAAAGAATTTATGGACAATATAAAACTGCAACAACAATTCGCTCCGAAATAATGCCAGACAAAATATTCATCACATGGACACAAATACAAGAAGCAAGTAGATTAATTGCGGACAATGCCAGAGACATGGGATATAAAGCAGTCATAGGTATACAAAGAGGCGGACTTATTCCTGCTGTAATTATATCTCACGAATTAGATATTCCAATGTATTCAGTGAATTGTTCATTACGTGACCATGTGAATAAACCTACAATGATTCATGATATTCCACATGGGAGATATTTGTGTGTAGATGATATAAATGATACTGGAGAAACATTTAGATTCTTACAGGATATGTTTGATCAAAGAAATTTAGATATTGACTATGCTGTCATACATGACAACATACCTTCAGAATTTAGTGTTGATTATTGGTTTCAAAAAATTGATAAGGATAAAGAGCCTACCTGGATTGTTTATCCTTGGGAAAAATAATCTTCACACTCACCTTCACGATATAAATCTAAAGTCATACAATGCACGCCTCCATCCCAAAAGTGTCTGTGCCTAAATGGAGCAATAATTGGTTGTATTTTGTGTGTTTCGAAATAAGAAAATAGTTCTTTGTTATGTGAATTAACAATTACTGTTTCAGGATTTACCATATGAACATTCACATCAAACACAGTTTCTTCTACATATCCTACCCATTCTGTTAGCCATGTTTCAACAAATTCAGCAAATTCATTGTTCTTCTCTTCACCTGGCACCCACCATCTGCCCTTATTCTTATCTTTTATATCTAACCAACCTTCAACTTTGTCAAGATTAGCATCTTCAATATAATGCACATCCCATCCTGGAAATGTTTCATCGTAATTCTGTATATCGTTCAAGGAAATCAGCACACCTGGTTTGCAAGGATGAAAACAACAATCATTATGACCGCCTATTTCTAACTGATGTACTTGTATTTGTGGATAGTAATCATTAAGAATACGTTTAAATTTTTCATTGTATTCTGGATCATAATTGCCTGCGTCAGTATCCAAGTACAATCGATTCCCTATCAATGTTTGATGTCCTCCATGTAAACCTTTGAAGCCGTGATCAACCGGAATCACACACTGTTCAATTGGATCATCCATTACGTTGAACAAAGACTTCATCATGTTTCGATCACCTATTAAGTTTACAAACATATGTTCTCCTATAACCACTTGACAGTCTCGTGGCATAATAGGTGGTCGTGGTACAAGTGACTTAGGCTTCCATGCTTTGTGTTTTAATGCTCCTGAGTCATCTAAATAATCTTCAATTGTTTCGGACTCATCGATCAATGTTCGAGTGACCTCTACATCCATATTTCGATATATTCTTTCTATTCGATCAATATCTTCATTTGTTTCTATACAAATTTTTTGTAAAGATTCTTTTAACTTTTGGTTTTTAACTGGCTCGAAAAACTTTTCTGAATAACAGGATCCGAGCATGATTGACTTTACAGGATCCCATGGAGACCATCTTTTGAATTGACGTAACATTTTATTATATAAGTATTTAATGAATGAACGAATGGGGAAAAGTTAAAAAGGTTATTGTTGGTATTGCTACCGGTGCCAATTATTTGCCAGATGATATTGGCGTAAGACATATCAATTATGCAGACAGATCATTAATGGATCCTATTCCTATAGGTCCTTATGCTCAAAATATTATAGATGAAGCAAATGAAGATCTCGAATCTTTAGCAAACATTTATAAAGACTTCGGGGCAAAAGTAGTTAGGCCTAAAGTTGGCAAGGTTGATCACTATTTGTATTGTCCAAGGGATAATATTTTAACTGTTGATGACAAAATAATTGCATCTCCTATGTCTATGAATTGCAGAAAAGAAGAACACAAATTTATGTGTGAAGTAACACATGATCTAACAGGCACACAGTTTGATGAAAATGATTATGAAGACCAATGCATTATGAATAAAAATAAATTAGCAACATTACCTTACAAACCTATGTGGGATGCCGCAAATGTTTTAAGAGCAGGAAGAGATATCTTATACTTGCACTCAAACACAGGCAACTGGCAAGGCGGAATACAACTTCAAAAATTATTAGGTCCAAATTTTAATGTACATATTATTTCAGATGTGTATTCATATTCACATTTAGACAGCACTATTGCTTTGTTGAAACCTGGAACTGCGTTGATTAATCCTAGTAGAATTAAGAGTAAAGATGACTTGCCACATGGCATGAGAAACTGGGATCTTATAGAATGTCCAGAACCTATTGAAATGGATTATGCCGGTACAGAAGCAATGATGAGTCAATGGACTGGAATGAATTGCGTAAGTCTAGATGAAGACACTGTTATTATGCAATCAACACAAACTAACTTGATAAAAATATTAGAACAAAAAGGATTCACTGTTATTCCCGTTCATATGCGACATCAAAGATCCTTAAGCGGTGGCCCGCATTGTTGCACCGTGGAACTAGAACGTGATTATGAATTGGAGTATACCTTTGATAACAAACATTAGAGTCTGCTGGAAACCAGAAGATTATATAAATCTAGATTACGCATTAAATCTTGGAGGATATGGCGAGGATATTTTTAAGCAATACAGTCATAAACCATATGAGAATTCGATTAGTAATGATGTATATGCTTTACCAAATCCAATGCCCAAGTTTGTAGATGAAGTAATGGACCAATTCAAGTATGACATCGTTGCTGTTGCTTTTAATAGAACACCACCCGGCTGTATATTACCATTACACGGAGATCATTATACTAATTTTTTAAAGGCATATGACATCAAAGACGTAAATGATATTCATAGGTATATTATATTTTTAGAAGATGCTAAACTAGGACATATGATGCAGATTGAAAAACAAGTGTATGCTGATTGGCAAGCAGGTGATGTTGTAGGTTGGCCTGGCACTACATCACACGCGGCATACAACATGGGCATAGAACATAGATATACTATGCAGATAACATGCTCGAACAAATAAAACAATTTGAAGATAAACTATCAAAGTTTACAGGAGCACCATTCGTGATTGCTACTGACTGCTGTACTCATGCTATCGAGATATCACTACGATACACCAAACCTAGCAAAATTACAAGTTCGGCTTTTACATACCTAAGTGTTCCGATGTTGTTTCATAAATTAGGAATAGATTATGAATTGACCGGTGAAGAATGGATAGGTGAATATCAATTGCATGGAACAAACATTTGGGATAGTGCATGGCAACTTTCTCCAAATATGTATAGAAAAGGACAAGTACAATGTTTAAGTTTTGGCAATGGCAAACCTATTGATGCCAAACGTGGAGGTTGTATACTATTAGATAATGAAGCACAATACCAAACTATGAAACGTATGTCTATGGATGGAAGAGATCCTAATGTTACATGGAAAGAACAAGACACCTTCATAATTGGATATCATTACAATATGTCTATAGAACATTCAATACATTGTAGCAAATTATTAGACGAATACATAGCCAAAGGCAATTACACACCCAAGTCAGGGGCTCATCGTGATTGCAGAGAACTTACATTTGACATTGTCTAAATACTATTATATAATAACATTATGTCTGATAAGAAGTATTACTATTCCGAGATCTTCCACTCTATCCAAGGCGAAGGACACTATACAGGTGTGCCAACTGCATGGATAAGATTTTTCTTGTGTAACTTACAATGCAACGGGTTTGGACAAATAGATCCAACCAATCCAGACACTTATGAATTACCATATGAAGACTTTGATCCTAAAACAGTAAACAGAGTTGAAGACTTGCCTGTTTGGAAACATGGTTGTGATTCTTCATACACTTGGGCAAAGAAATTTAAACACTTAATGGGGCAAGAAACTCCTGAAGTGTTGGCAGACAAAATTGTAGATATTCTCCGCAACGATTCCAATCCTGATGGATTGTTCAGACATCCTGTGTCAGATCAGACACAACATCTTTGTTTTACTGGCGGAGAGCCATTGATGTTGATGACACAGGATGCCATAGTTGGAATAATGAAATCCTTGCAAGAACGTGAGAACACTCCAAGTTCGATTACATTCGAGACCAACGGCACACAAAAGTTAAAAGATACAACAAAAGAGTTTCTGGCTAACATGGAACAAGAAGTATTCTTTTCAGTGAGTCCAAAACTTTGGTCAGTAGCAGGAGAAAAAGCCGCAAAAGCAATCAAACCAGAAACAGTTGCAGAATACAAAGAAACAAGAGACTTTGGACAACTTAAATTTGTTGTTGGACACAGAGATAGAGAATGGGAAGAACTTGACTCTGTGGTTAAACAATTTAGAGATGTTGGTGTTGATTGGCCTGTATGGGTCATGCCTGTAGGAGCAAGGGAAGAAGAACAAAGTATGACTGCCGGCGAAGTTGCAAAAAAGGCATTCCATCGTGGTTATAATGTTGCGGCAAGAGTCCATGTTTATCTATTTGGGAATGCCATTGGTACGTGATCATGGAAAGTGTAGAGTTTTCAATTACCTTGTCTGCACAATACACCGAACAATCAGGTGTGCCCATGATAGAAATATTTTTAGATGATGAATGTATCGTCGGCCTTACTGTAATTAATAAACAAAAAACAATTACGTTTACACTAGAACTTGGCGAAAATAAATCACACAAGTTATGTCTTAGAAGATCTGGACATGATGAAATCAATGAGCAATCAGTTACTATAGAAAAAATTACAGTAGACAGAATAGATTTAAAAAGACATTTGGATCATGTATGTTTCTATCCTGTATATCCTAAAGATTGGTATAACGATCAAGTAAGTTTAAACAACACGCCTCCTAAAATGCAAAAAGGTTGGATAACATTTGGATTTAATGGCACTTGGGAAATGCCTTTTACTACACCATTTTATACTTGGTTGTTAGGTACAGTATGATAGATCCAAAAACAAAATTTAAATTGTTCAAACAATCTAAGAATTTTTGTGCAGTTCCGTGGACTAACTTTGAAGTTTATTCTAACGGTAATGTTGAAACTTGTGCTAGAGGTTTGACTACCTTAGGTAATCTGCATGAAGAATCCATAGAATCAATACTTAAAGGGAAAACAATTACACAGTTAAGACAAGACATGTTGAATGATATACCTAATAAAAATTGCTTGGCCTGTCAGAAACAATCAAAAGATGATGATGGATATTATTTTTTGAAGGACCATTATAATAGTAAAATTATGTTTGAAGATATAGACTATACAGACCCTAATCATTTTGATTTACGTTTTATAGATCTACATTGGTCTAATGTTTGTAATTTAAGATGTGTTATGTGTAATCCAGATCAGAGCAGTCTTATTGCAAAAGATGAAAATGTAGATGTAAATTTAGTTGACCCGGAAAGTATTAAAACAATTACAAATTTAATTTTGCAAAAGCAGGACAATATTAAAGAAATTTATTTGAGTGGTGGAGAACCTTTTTATATTCCTCAAAATGTAACACTGTTCAGTCAATTGGAAAATAAAGATATTCCAATAAGGATTAATACAAATATGCATTGGCACAAAAATAACAAACTTTATAAAATTTTGCAAACATTTAACAATGTTCAACTTACAATGAGTGCAGATGCTACACATGAAAAATTTGAATATATTCGTACTGGTGCCAATTGGAAAACATTTATAGATAATTTTTTGTATGTACAAGAAAATACAGATTTTGAATTACGAGTTAATATGATTTTCAGTATCATAAATGCAATAGACGTTGCAGATAATATTTCATATTGGTATCATGGCAAAGACATAAAAGATCTTACTCTAAATTTATTGCTTCATCCTGATGAATTAGTGTCTTGTAATTATCCAGCAGATAAAAAACAAGGTATAGTAGATAAATTGTTAGAGGTTAGAAAAACTATTCCGGAACATGAATTGAATCTTAGATCAGAAATAAACTATTGTGTGGATGAAATTCTACAACCAAACAAACTACAATATGAATCTTGTTTAGATAAGATCACTACAAAAAGTACCAAGCCATGGAGAGAGGTATTCACAGATTTATGAAGACTGCATTACTAATAGGTTGTGGCAAAAACAATAGTGAAAGTATTGTTGAGGCATGTGAAGATGCAGGATATGAAGTAATCAATATTGGATCTGTCGGAACATACAAAATTGAATGGAAAGAATTACATATCACAGAGTTACATAAAATATTAGCAAAGGTTAAAAACAAGATAGACTTTGTATTTTTTAATCAGAATGGTTCTACCTTAAATCCACAAGATTTTACAACAGATATAGACACCTTAGACTTGTGGGCAAAAATTAAAGCATGGCAACATTCTTATTGGTTAAGTTCACAGTTACCTTTTTTTGTTATAAAAACATTAGGAAAAAAACTTCGCTCAAAGGCAAAACTTGGATGGATGTTGTCTGATTTTATTAACAAAGACACACAAGGCGTCGAAACATATCCAGATTATAGTGGTAACAAATATACCAACTATACCATAATGAAAAGTTTCGCCAACACAGAATTTGATACGTTTGGAATATCACCGGACTTTGCCGAAACTGATTCGGCTCAAAAATTATATAAGATTATCAAAGAAATATGTGACGGAAAAATATGTAATGGAGAGGTATTCAACACTTGACAAATTTGGTAAAAATGCTTATAATAATAGTATGTTAGACAAGATGAAAAATATCTTCAGTGGTAAAAAGAAGACTGCAACACAAAAGCCATTGACTGAAAAAGAAATAGCAACAAAAGAAGGCGTGCCTTATGTGAAAGTCCTAGACACAAAGGTTGATGCAGATAATCCAAAGATGGGTTATTTTGAATTAGATTGGAACAAGCATTTTGTCACTAATCTTAAAGAACATGGATTTTCAGGCACCACAGATGAAGAAGTTGTTGATCATTGGTTCTCAGTGTTGTGTAATACTATCGCTACAGAAGACACCCCAATGGGTAGAAGTACAGATGAAATAGTAAAACGCACAGTGAGAGAGGATGGCAAAACTGAAATCTCCTAAAACATATCTACTTTTTGATTCAGCAAACACTTTCTTCAGAGCAAGACACGTGGTACGTGGTGATGACATCGACACAAAGACAGGTCTTGCATTACATATCTGTATTAACTCTGTGAAAAAATGTTGGGAACGATTCAAAGCAGATCATGTTGTATTTTGTTTCGAAGGTCGTTCGTGGCGTAAAGACACATATACTCCTTACAAAGCAAATCGTAAGGAAACAAGAGAAGCAATGACTCCTTCCGAAATGGAAGCAGACAAAGTGTTTTGGGAATCTTTTGATTCATTTAAAGAGTTTGTATCCACAAAAACAAATAGCACAGTATTACAACATCCGAGACTAGAAGCAGATGATTACATAGCAGGTTGGATACAAGCACATCCGGAAGACAAACATATTATTGTAAGTTCCGATTCAGACTTCTATCAATTGATTAGTGAAAATGTTTCACAATACAATGGGATTACTGATATATTGATAACGCATGAAGGTTTCTTCAATGAACATGGTGATCCTGTAATAGATAAAAAAACTAAAGTAGAAAAAGAAGCACCAAATCCAGAATGGTTATTGTTTGAAAAATGTATGCGTGGTGACTCATCAGACAATGTATTTTCAGCATATCCAAAAGTAAGGAAAAATAAATTGCTGGAAGCATTTGAAGACAGGCACAATCAAGGATTTGCTTGGAACAATATTATGAATGCCAGATGGATTGACCATGAAGGTAAAGAAAGAATAGTAAAACAAGAATATGCTACTAACCAACAAGTGATAGACCTTACACAACAACCCGATGATGTCAAAGAGATTATGTTTTCAACAATAGCGGAAACAGAAAATAATCCAAAACAGGTTGCAAATGTAGGTATTCATCTGTTAAAATTTTGTAGTAAACATGAACTAGTAAGGATTAGAGACAATGTCAAATTTTATGCAGAGCCTTTTAACGCAAGAATCAGTCACAACGAAGCAGTTGTTGCCTAACAGATTTTGGTTGTTATTACATAACGGTTCTAAAATAGGTACTATACAAAAACACACAGATACACAGTACGTGGTTACTTGTGTTGACTCTACCATACTCACAATGTCAGAAGACGAAGTGAATACAAAATTTGTATTAGATCATTCAGCAGAAGTAGAACCACAGGAACCTGAAAAGGTATTGTATGAATATCCAACTAAACACATTCCACACAATGGAGTTTTTGATGTACATAAAAAAATTGCATTGTATAGTAAAAGTGCAAACTCTGATAATATGTATGCGGCTGGATATTTTCTTGTGCATTTTCCAAAAGGTTGGGTAAGAGGATTTTGTCCCAAACTAAGCACACTAGAAGGCAATGAATTTAAAGGACCATTCAAAACTGTCACAGAACAGAAACAAGCATTTTCTCTAGTCAATCGATCAAAATGATTAACAAGGTAGGGGCGTTTACATCATTTGGTGGCGACCTTAAGACAGTGATTGTTGGCAACATGGTTGCACCCACATATTTTGATGCCATGCCTAACACAGAGAATAAAAAAGTGTTACAACAAATAGTTTTTGAAACAAAAGAAGATTTAGATAATTTGGCAAGTACCTATGCTTCATATGGTGTTGAGATCCATAGGCCAAAAATTACACATAATCAACCATCTATAGTTGATGCTTGTGGAACAAAAATAATTAATCCTATGCCTAATTTCCAACCTCATGATCATGTGTTGTGTATAGATAACACTTTCATAAATTCATTTGTTGATATTGAAAGATATTTTGATCAGCAATCTATCGAACACATAATTGATGATTTGGATCCTTCTGTAGATTATGTTAAAATAGATGCACCCGATATTTGGGACGATGAATACTATGATAATCTAATGATGGATATGACAGACTATCCTGGAAATAAAGATACAATATTGCATGGGCCTGCATTTTATCCTTGTGGTAAACATATCTTCTATACTGAAAAATATTGTATTAGTCCAGCTGGTCTTGAACTAGTAAAAAGCAAATTTCCTGATCATGCTTTTATGTCATTGAGTTTGCCATTTAAAGGCCATCTAGATGCACAAATTAGAATTATAAAACCTGGTGTGCTACTAACAATAATTGATCCAGACGTGCTAATTGCACAGGTGCCACAGTTTTCTACATGGACTATATTGCATGATCAGTCCTGGTATGAAGCAAAAGAACACAAAAGACAAACATATACAGAACTTAGTAATTGGATTGATGACGATACTGTCGACTCATCAGTGCATTTAGGCGTAGTCAATATTAGACCAGATCTTGTTGCAATACTAAAAGAACGCAAAGATCTATGCGATACACTGCAAAAAGCCAATATAGATTGGGTAGTATGCCCTATGCGTCATGCACAATTTTGGAATTTTTCATTATCATGTGCAACTGCTATTATCCATAGAGAGGATCATTGTGAAGACTATCTCAATTAAAATAAATGGAATAGCACAGGTATCTAATAACTGGATTTGGACAATAGATGGATCCGAGCATTCTCTTACATCAGGTGAAACAAGTTTTACATACATATTTGAAAAAGAAGTAGAAGAAGGCTGGAACAAATTTGTTTGCACACATTCTATAGATAATCATAATGATTTGCACACTGATGGTCATTCTTACAGTTATCTGAATCTAAGCGGGATCTATATCGACAACGTATTCTGTAAAAAGGAACTATTACAAGCAAGTGGCACTGTGGCACAAAGTCTAATAAATGACAAACAGTTGTTTATGAAAGAATTAGGCGAACCATTCACACTCGAGTGCTGGTTTTATTATCCATTAGAACAATGGTCATTTGCACTTTTAGATTCAAAACCAGAGGCAAAATATGGTCCATATTTTATTACGCATTAAATAGCAATATGAAACAAGACGAAACATTACACATTAAAAATTTTATAGAAGCAATCAACAGAGCGGACAATTCGAGACAAAAGGAAATGAAATTTGATATCGAAACGATCAAACGTGTCAGAAATTCTCTCAATATGCTATTGTTAAGATTAGTGGACAAACAAATCAATGCACCAACCCAAGTACAAGAAATAGAACTAAACGGAGGAGACTTTAAATGAAGATAGCAGATATCAAAGAAGTAAAAATGTACACCAAAAAAGTATGCCCATATTGTGTAAAAGCAAAAGGTCTACTTTCATCAAAAGGACTAGAATGGGAAGAAGTAAGCATGGAGGACCCAGCAATTAGAGAATCTTTCATGGCCGAATATCCAACTGTTCGCACAGTGCCACAGATATTCATTAATGGCAATCGTGTGGGCGGTTTCGACGACCTTGTTGCTCTTGGTCTTGAATAAAACCACATAACCATACAAAAAGACCAATAAATACTCATTACATATGAGTAGACCAAAACCCAAGACGTTGTTGCAACACACAAACAACAAAAGTTTCAAGATGGAAGAAATCTTAGAAGCTTCTGCCATCTTTGCGGTGTTCTATCAGCAAAAGCCAATCAACTTGAAAACATCTTCTATTGTTTCCAACTACCCAGGACCCAAGTATAAGAAAGTTTCATTTTCAAATCCTGGTCATGCTCATAACCTTGCACAGAAACTCAACAATATGTTCAAGACAAAAGACTTCGCGGTCTATGAACTAACCAAAGGCAAATTGTTGAAAGATGAAACTCACTAAACTTGCACTAGCCAACATTGTTAAAGGCAGAGTCGGGGCTCAGGATTCCATTAGAAGTCTTCCTGCTATAATGTTCCGCAACATCAAAAGTGATAATAGCAACTTTCAGCTGACGTACAAAGGATTTCATCTGATGAAAACTTGTGATTTCAAACACTATAAGATCAAGATCAAAAATCAACTCACCGTTAAAGCTATGTTGAACCTTGACCGTAACTGTTCATGTCCATATTACATTAATAACAAGAAAACTTATGTGTTGTTCTTCTCAGAAAAGCCAGCGGTAATGTTACAATTATTAGATGGTGATCTTGAAAATTTTGCAGTATGATAATTTTAACTTCAGGTTGTAGTTTTACACAATACAAATGGCCTACTTGGGCCAATTATCTTAAAGAATGGTCAACTAAAAAACTACCTCATCAAGTTGTTAATGTAGGAGATGCTGGTGTTGATAACAGTATTATTGCCTATAGAGTCATTGATTATTTGAATAACAGAATACCAGTAGGCAGATATGAACCTGCTCATGATCCAAAAGATGTAGCAAAAGTTTGTGTGATGTGGACTGGGCATGAAAGATATTGCCCACAGTGGCAGGATATTGTTACTCATACAGATCTTAAGTATGTTGGAGA